ATTACCACCGACAGATTTAAGAATACTGTTACTGGCTTTTTTTAAGGCATCAGAAAGACCCATTACAATAAATATGCAATAACAGTACCGCTATCAAGTTTTACACTTGTGATAACACCCTCTATAGCTGTGTTTGATTTAAACTGCAAATCTGTTAAATCGCCAGTAATATTTTCAGCGACCAAAGTATTTATAACAGAATCTTGTAGTGCTTTTATGCAACCAAATCTGCCTGTATGTGCTGCAGTATCATTAATGATTTTTGCTGCTGGATAATAAGTCATTGTTAGCTCCTTTTGATTGCTACGTTTCCGGGTCCACCAATTCTAAGTCCAGTAAAGTATCTGTCAAATAAAGGTGGAACCCTATCTGCACCTACTGAACCATAAAAATTAGGTGTTGCTTCTAGATTACCAATTTTTACGTTTTTGTAATCCTCAAGTCCACTTAATCCTAGACCATTTCTATTGTTATTTAAATAAACTGCAAGAATAACTTGTGCTTTTTTAACTTGTTCTGGTATTTCTGTGTCTGTAAAATAATCTGTTGATATTCTAAATGGAAAGCCTGTGGCATAAGTATTTATATAAGTGTCTGGTTTCCTTACCCCTGTTCTAGGCCATTGTAAAGCCTGAGTGCTTGTAACTCTTGCGCCTAAAAATCTTTCTCGATCAACTCGAATTGCAGCAGTATATAAAGCTCTATTTTTATTGTCAGTATTTGAACCATCCCATGCAGAAACATCATCATCTGCTACAAGGCCTTCAATTATTGCGTTAGCGTCAGACAGAGTTATGTAACTGTTTGCTGATGCTCCCCCCACTGTTGCGTCTATCGAGATTGCCATTTGTTTTTTGTTTTGGCTTACGTTTTATTTTTGGTTGAGGTACAGGGGCTACAGTTTTTGTAGCCTCCTGTTTTCTCATTCGCCTAAATGCGAAAATACCCATTAACTAGAAGCACCTTTCAATGCTACGAAATTAATAACTATCGCTTCACTTAGGTTTGAACCAGATGCGTTGGTTACAGTTACTTTAAATGAACCTGCAGCAACTTCACTGACACCTACAAGATAAGAACCTGCTGTGCCTGCAGAACCATGATTTACAACAATTACATCTTCAGCAGCAATCTTATCGTTTGTAACTGTAAATGTAACTTCAACACCAGCATTAAGCTGTGCATTGTTCATAGTTATCTGACCGCTTTCTGTATTAAGGGTCACACCTGTAGATTTGTTAGTTGCTTGCGTTACTGTACCACCAGTTGTTGGTCCAGTAAGTTTGCCAGCAGTAACTTCAAATTGACTTGGCATAATTAATTACCTCTAGTCTTGTGTTGATACGTTAGTAGCTCTAACGATACCAATATTTTTTGTCTCGTAGACTTTCGACCAGTTGCCTACTGTAGCAAGTTGAGTTCTGTTTGGATTTGTTGTAGTAACAGCCCATTTTGAACCAACAGGATGGTAAGTGTAGTGCAAGTCAATTGCCATAGCATCAGATTTAGCCAGAATATCTCTGTCTGTTTCTGTTGTTAAGCCAGCTTGCTCGCCACTTGCTACTGCACCTGCAGTAAAGAAATATGTACTGTATTCAGTTGATGCACCACTACCAGTAGTTGAAACGTCATCTGAAACAATTACCCTAAGTCCACAGTATGTTGGAACTGTATCGTTTCCACCAGCATATGCAGGGGCGATAGTACCACCACTTGCTGTTGCAGAACCGCCGTTCCCGTCACCAGCAAGTACATAATCTACCATTTTTCTCTCAACGAGATCATAGTAAACCTTGCTGTGCATACAAACTGCAGTCAACTTGTCGCCTTGATCTCCAAGAATTGACCTTGCTTTTGCAACGTGTCTTGGACTTAAAGTTGTTGGTGTATCTGAAGAACCACCATCAATTGTTAAACCAAAAAATGCTGCATTTGAATCTGTTGAATTTACAGAACCAAATACACCATCAAGACAAGCTAATAAATCTTTTTGTCTTTGGTTTGCAATGTAAGCACCGATCTTTTGACCGATTGCTGCCATTGGATCTGAACCTGCTGCAAGTGCAGCTAAGTCTCTAGATTCAAAAGCTCGACCTCTGTGTAAAATTACAACAACTTGTTTGTCAGTTTTAATTTTTCCGGGTGTCAATGAAGAAGAATCTGATAATACTTCGAAATCTCCGCTTAAATTAGCTGAGAAAAAAGGAACATTTACGAAATCACCACCCTCAGTTGCATTTAACTCAGCCATAGGTGCAACCACACCGCTAGCAAGAAACGAATCTCGCTGTGTAGTTTGTTCTATGACATATGGTGTAAATACCTCTGGAACGATAATATCACTCCTGAGAACTGCCATTGTTCAAGAAATAAATTTTACAGTGTGGGCGTAACCCTATCTAAGTTCAGCGTAGCTTTACCTTATTTTCTATACTAACGTGTTTTAGCAATTTCTCTCAACTTTTGCCAAGTTTCTTTTCCATATGTCTTAAAAATTCTACCTTGTTCTGTAATATCTTCACTTTGCTTTAAAAATGGTTTCAGCATATCTTCTGAAAATGAATCTGTACTTGCCCTTGATATAGGGGCACCACCTCCAGTAGGTTGACCTTTTTTCAATAAATAAGGTTTTTCCTTTTCAAGTTTGTTTTTTACATATTCTGCAACCGGTAGTTGTTCATAACCATCTACAACTACAGGTTGACCATCTTTAATCTGTATTTGATCTTTTGGTATTAAATTATTTAAAACCAATTCTGGGTCATGGGTTATTTCTGAAAGTGCTTGTATTGAAGGACTTATTAGTTCAAGTTCTCTATTTCTTGCTTCAAGTTCTTCAATTCTTTGTTTATCTGCAGCACTTTTATCTCTATATTCTTGTGCCATAGCTTCTTTTGCTTTTGAATAATCGCCAGCTTGTTCTAATTTGGCTTGTTCTGCTTTGTTTTTATAATCAACCAATTCCTGATAATCTTCAGGAATTGATATATCGACATTACCTTTCTGATTTTTGAGTTTGCCTATCAATTCATAATTTTTTGCTTCTAGTTTTTTTACAGATTCTTTGAGTTGCTCAATTTCTGCGTTGTTTTCTGGTGGCGTAACCACTTCTTTGTTTTCTTCAGACATAAATAAGTCGTAAACTTAAAGGTATTATAATAGTTATACTACCATTTGACTTTCGCTGCCCAAAAAGCTGCAGACATTTTGCCTTTTGCTATATTTTTTGCGTGACGAGCTAAAAAAGATTTTCTTCTTGCTTTTTGTTTTTCTGATTGCGGGTTTTTACCAGCACCCTGTACACCTTGCTGACCAAATCTAATTAATTTTATTTTATCTCCCTCTTTTGCTAAGACTGCATGACTTGAAGTTGGATGGTTCGGTGTTCGCTTAGGTTTGTTATACCCACTAAATGTTTCAGACCCACGTTTGACTGTCATTTGCTTCTCTTTCTTGCTTTGTTATATATGTCTTTATCAACTCGTCTTGCAGGTCCGCCTCTCATGTAACTATTTACACGAGCCATAGACCAAGCTGCCATTGTTACATTACGACTACCACTTGATAAATAAGCGCCTTGGCCTTTTCTGTAAACAGATGCAAGTTCACCATATGTAAAGCGAGTACCCTCAGCTTTTTTTCTTAGTGCTTTTTTTGTTTTTTCGTTTAGTGGACTTCTTCGACTTTTTTGTGGCATCTTGGTCAACCCTCGATTTGATTACTGCAGCAATATCAATGAACTTACCTTCTTTATAAAGTTTGGCAGTTCTTTTAATTTCAGCTGCTTTTGCTGATTTATTTTTGGCACCCCTTAAATATGATTTAGGAATACCAGTTTTTTTATCCTTCGGTACTTTCCGTTTTCTTGGCATCTTTTTTAGTGGATTTAACAGGCTTTGTGCCTTGTTTCGCTTCGGCCAATCGTTGACCTAATGATTTGCCCATTACTTTTTACCACCTTTCTTTTTTTTCTTTTTTGGAGGTCTGCCGACCTTAGAACCATAGGTTCCTTTTCCCATTGGCATAGTTTTAAAAGCAACTAAGTTAATATTAACTGTTTTTTGTAAATTTTTCTAATTCTTTTAATGTTAATTCTGAACCATCTTCTCTTACAAACTGACGAAAGACATCTGTAGGGTTTTTACCTTTTCTTATTTGTTTACGAAAAAGTGCAGATTTTCTCACTCCAAATATTTCATTCTGTATCTCAATTGGTTGCTGTGCAAACCAATTTGGATATGTAACATCAGCAGGTACAGTTTTACCAATTTGCTTCAAACCTGTTTTACTAGGTCTTGTTCCTATTTCTAAATCATCACTTGTTAATCCAAATTCTTTTAAAAATTCATCTGAGATTATTGGTACAGTTACAGATCTACAATTGAAATGCTGAGGAGGGGTTGGTCCTTTCCCAAATTCAAATATTTGGCCATCAAGCCTAGCACAAATAGATGAAGTTCTACTGTCGAGTGTTGCTACATATTTATATTGTTTAGTGATGTCTTGATTCGCCGAGTAAACCGCAGAAGAGGCGGCATTAGCAACCTGATTAATACTTGTTCTGACAATTGTATGAACTTGATTGTTTGCAAGCTTAGTTGCTTCACCACCTGCAGCAATTTTTTGAGCAATAGTTCCTTCTTGATTAAATTGTAACTTGCCTCTTAATCTTCTTGATATTTGACTTATCGGTTCGCCTGTTAATAAACCATTTCTTACAGTTTTTGTAAACAGATCTGCCTGTTGAACCGCCAAACCTCTAAATGCTTTTTGTACTGTTGCACCATTTGGCAAAGTAATAACTGAGCCAAATCGTGCAGTTAAATTGAATTTTGGCTGTACCCCAGTAACTTGTGCTTGTAATTCTTTTGGCAAGGTAAAAACATTTACTTTTGTAGGATCTGTAGTTACTACACTTTTTGCAAAGTTTTCTGAAACTTCAACTGTCCTTACAGATCTTTTTGCTGCATCAGAAGGTAAAACTTTTTTTAATTGTTCTTGAATAAAATCAGTTTCAAGCATTGCCAAACCTTGCAATTGTTCAACTGTTACTTTTGTACTGTCGATAGCCCAAGTTCCAAGACTTTCCTGTAATTGTTTTAATATTGTTCTTAATCTTAAAGTTGTTCCGGGCGAAGTTACTTCGTCTATAACTGCTAATTGATATGAAATATCTAAAATTATATCGTTATATCTAGTTATGAGTTCATTTGCAACGTTATTGCTAAATCTATTTAAATTTAAAGCATTTCTATATAATGCTTCAGGTATTGCTTGATTTGGTGGTGCCATTAATCATCTGCAGGTTCATCTGTTTCTTCTTGTTGCGGTGTCATATTCACCAGACCACCACGCTGAGTAGCTTCAAGCTCTTCTTCAACCTCAAATTCATCACCTAAAACTTCGCCTTCATGTAGTTGCTTCAACAAAGTTTCTTGTGAAATCGAACCAGCAGTATAAAGTTGTAATAAAGCTTGTATTTCTTGAGGGTCAAGACGCTGTGATAAGAAATCTCTATTTACAAAACTACTACCAGCATCAGTGCCAGTATATTTTGAATGAAAGACTAAACAGTTATCAATCATATCTTGCATCTGTTGAGCTACAACCATCATTGTTGAGTCGCCCTGTGATCTGTCAATTCTTTTAGCTTCTGCAGTTTCAGCCGATAATTTTTGGCCTAATACAGCAGCAAGTCCTAATTCGTTTATTTGATTTGATAGATTATCTAATCTTTTAAATTGTGCTTCATAACTACGACCAGCAGGTTCAATGTATTCAGCACGACCATCTGCTGGAAAAGCAATAGCTTCACCGGGTCCTGCTGTTACTTCTTCACTTTGTTGAGGAAAGCCATAAAAAGCAAGCATTGGTACGGCAGAAATGTGCAGTTGATTATCTAAATCTGATTGAATTTGATATGCTTTCAAATTCAACTCAGCAATATCTGCCATCGGTGGTCTTGATTCAAGTAAATTTATTCTGTTTGAATATGCAACAGAAAATGGTATTTCATCCACATCCATTGTGCCTTCTTCAAATAAAGTAAATTTATTATTTTTATTTTTTCTATAAATTTGAAAATTTCCGGGTGTGAGTAATCTAACTTGTTCTATTATTTTTTCACCATATTCACCATCGGGTATTGCAACTTTTTCAGATAATCGTAGTTGAGTAAATTTTATCTGGCCATCTACCATTTCTGTACGAAAGCCCAAAATATCTCTGGGTGTATAAGTTACCCAATAAGGTCTGCCATTACCACTTGCTGGTGCATCAACTAATACACCAACATGACCATATCTGACCATTTTTCTTGTGGTTTCATATGTCCAAACATTCAAGTCATTTCCTTGCAAGTCTACATTAAATAAACTTTCTCTTATTTCATCTGAAGTTTCATTTAATCTGACAGGTTTTCTTGTAAGCATGCCTGCAAGCATTCTTTCAAGACGTAAGTAGAAAGGTGGACAAACAGAACGAGCAAGTCTATTATCGTAGCTTTCATCTAATTCTCTCGGTTCTTGTGGTAAATATTTTCTGTGTCTTTTTCTCATCTGATATGTGCCTCCCAATAAATCCTCTATCAGCATCCAATGGGGTTCCTGCTGAAACCATGTATTATTAGGGTCATTTATTTCTTTTCCTTGTGAGCTTGTCTCACGATTGTAGTAGTTATAACCTGAGTACACTTGTAAAACTCCTTAATTAATTACAGTTTAATAGCTTTCTTTAATAAAGCCTAATACCAGTCTTTCGACCAGCACCCATATGTAATGGATTGAACAACCTCCAACAGATGTACCCAAGTGCATCTACCATATGGTCATAACCAGCTTCTTTGTCAGGGTCACCTTTTTCAGTATAACTTTGTAACTCAAGACACTCGATTAATTTTTTTGCAGAATTATGAATTTTTAACCTTCTATTACCTTTGCCATCTTCAAATAAACGCTGTACAGAATTAACTCGATCTCTTACTGGTGGATTTGAAGCTGCGGATTGATTAACAAATCCGTAGCTTTCAAGTATTTGGATGTCGGTTTTCGTAGCATTTGTGCTTCTATTACCGCCTGAAGCGTCAGGGTAGATATATATTTTGTTAAATGGATATCTGTTTTTAATTTCTTTTGCCAAAGTGTCAGTGTCATAACTAGCATTGATTTCATCAAAAATGGTCATTGAATCACCTATAGCAAGCCCAATCACAGCATTTGTGTTACCGATATTAAAGTCGATACCGATTCTGAGTGGTTCGTTTTCTATATTTGGCCTTTCATTAATGACATGAGTAGATCTATCGAAGCGTGAGTAGACTACTCCTGTTGTTATATTACAGAACTCGCCATTCAAATAAGCTTGAAGTAACCCAGACTCATAATTCTCTTCAAGTCTTGAAATAAAATCTGAGGGTAAGTGTGGATTATCATAAGTCCTCATTTTTATAAGACGTCTATCAGTTTTTGTTTTAGCTTCATTACTGCCAAACGTATTCCACATCCACCTAAAGCCTTCAGGTGTAGATGCTACACCGAACTGTCTTTGATTACCACTACGAAGTCTTGCAAGAATACGAGGAAAAGCACGATCTGCAATGCTTGGACTTACTGTATCAATCTCGTCTGCAAGAACCCAAGCCAAGTTTAGACCGATAATTCTTGACCAATTCTCAAACGATCTACATAAGATCTTACTTTCCCCATCTGGCAGATGCAAAGAGTACTCAGGCAATGGGGACTGACGTAGGGTATATGGAATGCCATAATGCTCCAAAAACGTCTCGAAATCATTTTGCCAGATATCTCGTATTAATGGTGCAGTAGGTTCCATCACTGCACCTGTAAAACCTTGATTATTCATAGCTAACTGTACAGCTTTAGCACAAAGACTACGAGTTTTACCAGCACCGTAACCTGCAGAAAGTCCAATTATTTCAGTATTTTGGTCATTTACAAAATCTAATTGGCCGGGATGTAAGTCATTCTTAATATCCTCCATTATTCTCTCACAGTCTATATTTGAAGAACTGATAGACTCTAATATCCCACCTTCTTGAATATCAAGAATACTCATTTTACTACACCACTTATCTTGGCCATTGTATTTATGCAGCCTAAAGCAACATGAGGCTGACCATTTCTACGAGCATCTTGTGCTAATGTGCTTAATTGTGATAAAAGTTCTGCAGAAAACTGACGTCTATCAATCTCCCAATCAATTGCTATCAGTTTGTTTGCTTCAGCTAAATATACATCAACTTGCCTTTTATTCACCCCCCATTCTTTTGTGCCATATGCCACAATTTCAGATCGGCTTGCATTACGAGCTTTTAAACCTGCAACTTTGCGGACTCTATCATTAAATTCTTTCTTGGTAGCTCTTTTCATATCACTTTTCTTGTAATTGTAGATTAAAAGATTTTGGTTTGTAATTTGGGTCTTTAATAAGTGGTATGTCTTTAAACATCCTCCAACTGTCTTTTATATGAAAATGTGGCCTACCATATTTATTTTTAAGCTCAACAACACTTGGCCATCTTCGCTGAAGAACTCGCGAGCCATAAGCACGAGAGTCAAGATTTTGATAGGCAGTACTGTTTCCACCTTTCATGCTCATAGTTTTCATTTTTTCTTGAGTTATGAAAGTCGTACCAATAGTGCAGTATTTATGTGCTAAAGACTGTAAACATAAATCTACATCCTCATTCCAAGGACCTCTCCAATTAAAAGGCAAACTGTTCAGTACACACATACATGAGTAAACATGAACATTTTTTCTAAAAGGTACAGGGGTTATTCTCGCATTAGAAAGGAAAGAATAATATGGTCCATATATTCCAACATTAGTCCATTGGTCACAAAATTCTTCGCATAATCGCAAACCTAGATTTGGTTGTATTTGTATTCTGGTTCTGCCATTGAAATGACAAAACCATCTTATATTGTCATCTATTTGCCAATGTCTTTGATCTCCTTGTTTACGACTATAGTCAGTTATCCAAGAACGAGGTGGTGCTGATGTTCCATCATTAAGAAATGGTAGAAGTAGCATTCTTTCAGTTCCAAATATCTTCTCATACTTCTCATACTCAGTCTCATCGACTACAAGTTTAAATGGAACTCCATGTTCCATAAATAATCTAGGAGTCAGACAAACATCAGATCTTTTATGACT